AAGGAACGAAGTATGTCTCTGGTGACTACCGTTCGGCGACTGACCTTTTGTCCATTGAAGCCACACGTCTTGTGATGGAAGTTATCATTTCGAAACTTTCAGAAGATGACAAGGATCTGGCCCCGCACCTGGCAGAAATTCTCATGCCCCAAATCCTTGTCTATCCACTCGACATGTGGAAACCGAATGGAACGAAAGACACCATGCACGGCCTCCAAAAGAACGGCCAACTCATGGGTTCAGTTCTCTCGTTTCCCATTCTTTGTGTTCTTAACCTCTACACCTATTTTGCTACTCTCAGCCCTGAGATTCAAACTAGTGTTTTGGCCGGAAAGACTCGATTCCAAGATTTAGCTGTGTTGATTAACGGGGATGATATCCTCTTTCAATGTAGCCCTGAGCGACAACCCCTCTGGGTCGCTGCTGGAAAATCTCTTGGCTTTGAACTTTCTCTTGGAAAGAATTTCTACCATTCCACCTACTTCACTGTAAACTCCGTTCCGATCGTTCTGGCCTCCAAGCCTGAATGGATCCAACTCGGTCCATTTGAAAGTGAACGATTACCTGACGGATCGTTTTCTTCACTTGTACTTTGGGGGGATACACCTGTTTCCAAAGGAATGAGTAGATTTACTGTTCCAAGATTCGAAATCCTTGGGTACGCCAACGTTGGGCTACTTACTGGACTTTCCAAGAACACATCCTTGTTGGCCTCTGAAACATCTGTTCCTTTGAATGGATGGTTTGAAGGGGCAGTTGTGGGGGCTATGAACCCGCAACAAATGACCAATTATTTCTTACACTACCATTCCAAAGAAATAAAGCGACAAACTACGTTTGGGAAGATTGTACTCAATCTTTACGCCCATCCATACCTAGGTGGATTAGGATTTCCTCTCCCCGAAGGTGTTGTGCCCGAATATTCGACGGCACAACGTAGTCTTGCTGCACACATGCTCGCAGGTCTCCGTATTCCTTATTACGGTCGTCCATCCGATCATCCTTTGAAACCGATTGTTTACCATTTGGCTACTGAACCCCAAGCAACTGCATTGGGTACAAAGCGTCAGTCTGTCCATACCGAATTGATTAGTCCTATTGGACCTTTCAATCAGTATCAATCCTTGTTCTTAGATGAATCGTTGATCATGCCAAACACGCTTTCGATGGCGTATGGCGATGTGGACGAAACCGTTCTCACTCCAACTTGTCGACTTTCCAACAAAGTTATTGGATCCATTTTAAAGAAAGCTAAGCATCATGCTCCTGCGATCCTTGATGTAGATTCAATGACTGAGTTCCCCTACCGTGTTGCACAATCTGAGTTTGATAGTCTTTCTCGATTAGTTTTACCTCTTTTCAAAGATCTCGATGAATATCGAGACTCAATCTTTGCTCAAGATTACACTGATCGAAATCCTCCTTTACCTCAATGGTACTTGGATTCTATCAATACCCCGTATGTGTATCCTACACCTGACTGGGAACCCATTGGAACCGCGAAACATCTACGTATGATTCGTGAATTCCGTTGGACCATTGACCCCTTGTTGCCTCTTGTTCCTAGTATTGTTCCAGTGATTCCACCGGAACCTATACTTGTCCAAACCATGGATATCCCAAGTCTTGAAGATTGGGAAGAACAAGATCTTC